ATATCTTCTGTTCATTTTATATCTCCTCGTTTGTTGTTTAACTACAATCAGTATAACACATTTACATGTTTGATATATAGGGATATTCCCCTATAATGGATAATAACGCAATTGAAAATTTGCTAGGTTTTCTGCGCCCACCCTCCCAGGTCTGCAATTGCGGCTCAGAAAACAGCGGTAAGTAATTTTTGGTTTTGTCCGCTAGTAATTTGTTGAGGTGATTTACGTAGCCAAACTGGGTTAGTTTTAGCTCGGCTCTGCGGGCGCGTAGAGCGTCGGGGAGTGATTGATTGATTTTTTGTTGAGTCACTGTTTATTCTCCTGTAGTTTTTTATTGATTAATTTTTGAGCGCCTTGCAAAGCCATTACAGTGACTTCCCGTATTACTTCAAGTGTAGCCGGGTGAACGTCTGGACAATTGGCTATTTCAAGCTCCAACCATAACTCTATATTTTTCAATTCATTTAATATTTCGTTGACTTGTTCAGTTGTTAGCATGATTGCTCCTTAAACCAGCGTTCGCTGTCGGCAAATATTCCTCGGGTTCTGGCTCTTGGTTTCATAAAATAAAAACATCCTTCGCTTTTTACTACTTTAACTTTTTTTAATTCGGATCCGAAAAAACTTTCGCTTAGTAAGTAAACGCTTTTGCCCACGTATTGATCTATCACTTCGCCAACGTTTAAAAACCCTTGGGATTTTTTTTCGTTATAGCGAAATTTAATCGAGCATTTGTAAAGCAACATTTCTTCTGGCTCTGATAAAATATGGCCAGTTTTTTCTGTGATATAATTTTCAACGTCGCTTAAATATGGGTATTTTTCGCTTGCTATGTAATTTTTATAAAAACTGTATATTTCTGTTTCTGTCATGTTGTATCTCCAATTTATTTAGTTAATTTCGATATCACGTAAAAATTCTGTTGCATGGTATTTATCGTTAGAGCTTTCAGTAATGCATTCTGCGTTATGTTCGTCAACTAAATCATTTGCTAATACTGCTATAACAAAACTCTCGTCGCCCCAGTACAATTTGTCACCGTTTTTTAAACCGTCCATTATGGCGGAAAAAACGGCTTGTTTTTTAATCAAGTCGCGCTGCACGTGGGTGGGTTTTTCCCACGTCGCCCTAACCGTCTCTTTTGTAACGTCGAATGTAACGTCGAATTCCTGAGCCGAAAGGATATTCGCGATTGCGAGAATTACTTCTCTGCTACTGTACAGTTCGTGCACTAATTGTTCAAAATCTTCTTTCACGAATTGTTCAAAATCTTCTGGGTTCATTTTATATCCCCTCTGTTTCTATAACAAAAATTTTTAATCCTCAAAAACATTTCGTCACCGATTTCTAAACCGTTCTCTAGGGCAAAAAGCATTGCGCGTTTTTCAACAAATTCGAGCTGCTCACTGGTTGGGTTGTTCCAAACTGCTACAATATTTTCCTCTGTAACGTCAGATCCCTCAATTTTAAGTACGTCCGCAATCGCATGAACGAATTCTTCGCTGCTTTCAAGGGAGCGTGCTAATTGTTCGAAATCTTCTAAACTCATTTGTTTTTCAACTTCGTTTATTACTTGGTCGGTCATTTTAATTCCCCTCGTTTGCTGTTTAACTATAATCAGTATAACAGATCTACACAAAAAATATATAAATAGTTTCCCTAGAGCTATAGGTATATTCCCCTAGACGGGTACGCGTACAACAACGAATCAGTTACTGATATAACAAAACTCTCGTCGCCCCAGTACAATTTGTCACCGTTTTTTAAACCGCCCAGTATGGCGAAAAAAACGGCTTGTTTTTTAATCAATTTGAGCTGCGTAATGGTTGGGTCGTCCCAAATTTCCATAATATTTTCCTCTGTAACGTCAGATCCCTCAATTTCAAGTAAGTGCGCAATCGCATGAACGAATTCTTCGCTGCTTTCAAGGTTGCGCGCTAATTGTTCAAAATCTTCTCGGTTCATTTTATATCCCCTCATAAATAACTATAACGTTATAACAAAACTCTCGTCGCCCCAAAACAGTTCGTCACCGGTTTCTAAGCCATTCTCTAGGGCAAGAAGCATTGCTCGTTTTTTAACCGATTCGAACTGCTCAATGGTTGGTTCGTTCCAAACTGCCACAATATTTTCCTCTGTAGCGTCAAATCCCTCAATTTCAAGTACGTACGCAATTGCATGAACGACCTCGTCACTGCAGTCAAGGGAGCGTGCTAATTGTTCAATATCTTTTTTATACATTTTTAATTCTCCTCGTTTGCTGTTTAACTATAATCAGTATAACACATTTACATGTTTTATATATAGGGATATTCCCTATAACATGCTACTCAATAAATAACTATAACTCTATAACAAAACTTTCCTCGCCCCAAAACATTTCGTCACCGTCTTCTAAACCGTTAGCTAGGGCAAGACGCATTGCGCGTCTTTTAATCAAATCGCTCTGCTCACTGGTTGGGTCGTTCCAAACTGCCACAATATTTTCCTCTGTAACGTCAGATCCCTCAATTTCAAGTACGTACACAATGGCATGAACGACCTCGTCGTTGCTCTGAAGCTCGTCCGCTAATTGTTTAATATCGTCGAATCTCATGAATTTCATTATAACAAAACTCTCGTCGCCCCAGCACAGTTCGTCGTAACCGGGTACCTTACCGTCTTCTCTGGCAAGAATAATTGCTCGTTTTTTAATCATATCGCGCTGCTCACTGTTTGGGTCGTTCCAAATTTCCACAATATTTTCCTCTGTAACGTCAGATTCCCGAATTCTAAGTAAGTGCGCAATCGCGCGCACAACTTCGTCGCTGCTCTGAAGTTCGTCCGCTAATTGTTCTAAATCTCTTCTGTTCATTTTATATCTCCTCGTTTGCTGTTTAACTATAATTAGTATAACACAATTATACTGTAGAGCTATAGGTATATTCCCTATAACATACTACGCAATAAATAACTATAACGTTGCAAAAATACCTTTCCCGCCCCACCACAGTTCGTCATCGGTTTCTAAACCGTTCTCTAGGGCAAGAAGAATTGCTCGTTCTTTAATCAAGTCGAACTGCTCAATGGTTGGGTCCTGCCAAATTGCCACAATATTTTCCTCTGTAACGTCAGATCCCTGAATTTCCAGTACGTACGCAATCGCCTGAACCAGTTCTTCGCTGCTTCTTTTAAGGTTGCGCGCTAATTGATCAAAATCGTCTAAACTCATTTGTTTTTTAACTGAAATCATTTTTAATTCTCCTCGTTTGTTGTTTAACTATAATCAGTATAACATATTTATACAACGTGTCAAGCAATTTATAAACAAAATATTTACTTTTTTAAAGCTCAGCGAAACAGAAAATATATAGGTAGTTTCCCTATAATGGATAATAACGCAATTGAATTCGTCAGATCACTGCATAAGGGTAAGTGGCCGTATTTGATTGTTTTAGAGCGGGATAACCTGAAGGAAATCCCCACGGGTGTGGGGAATGGTATTAAATCCTATCGATAATTGGTTCATCCTCTTGGAAAAAAGGAAATTGAAAATAACTATTTTGTGGACGGTAAAAAAATAGGCGATAATATCGCCTATTCCAAAGTAGTAAAAAACTATTTTGTCCCCCGAATTCGTCACTGTCACTTGGTAATCCAAGGTCAGGATAGGATTTGTTCGGGTCCACAGAGTTATTATAACATACTACGCAATAAATAACTATATCGTTATAACAAAAGTTTCCTCGCCCCAGAATAGTTCGTCACCGGTTTCTAAACCGTTAGCTAGGGCAAGAAGCATTGCTCGTTTTTTAATCCAATCGCGCTGCTTACTGTTTGGGTCGCCCCAAATTGCCACAATATTTTCCTCTGTAACGTCAGATCCCTCAATGCTAAGTAAGCGCGCCATTGCGCGAACGACTTCTTCGCTGCTCTGAAGTTTGTCCGCTAATTGTTCGAATTTTTCAATTATAAAAAAACTCTCGTCGCCCCAGCACAATTCGTCACCGGTTTCTAAACCGTTAGCTAGGGCAAGAAGCATTGCTCGTTTTTTAATCCAATCGCGCTGCTCACTGTTTGGGTCGTGCCAAACTGCCACAATATTTTCCTCTGTAGCGTCAGATCCCCGAATTCTAACTAAGCGCGCGATTGCGCGAACAACTTCTTCGCTGCTCTGAAGTTTGTCCGCTAATGGTTTAAAATCGTTTCTGTTCATTTTATATCTCCTCGTTTGTTGTTTAACTACAATCAGTATAACACATTTACATGTTTGATATATAGGGATATTCCCCTATAACATGCTACTCAATAAATAACTATATCGTTATAACAAAAGTTTCCTCGCCCCAGAATAGTTCGTCACCGGTTTCTAAGCCATTCTCTAGGGCAAGAAGCATTGCTTTTTTTTCAATCAATTCGCTCTGCTCACTGGTTGGGTCCTGCCACATTGCCATAATATTTTCCTCTGTAACGTAAGATCCCTCAATTTCCAGTACGTACGCAATCGCGTGAACGACCTCGTCGTTGCTTTCAAGGGAGCGTGCTAATTGTTTAAAATCGTCGAATTCCATTTTTTTTATTATAACAAAACTTTCCTCGCCCCAGCGCAGTTCGTCATAACCGTTTTCTAAACCGTTATCTAGGGCAAAAAGCATTGCTTGTTTTTTAATCCAATAGCGCTGCTCACTGTTTGGGTCGCCCCACATTGCTACAATATTTTCCTCTGTAGCGCCAGATCCCTGAATTCTAAGCACGTACGCAATTGCATGCACAACTTCGTCGCTGCTCTGAAGTTCGTCCGCTAATTGTTCGAAATCGTCGTAACCTATTTGGTTTCTAGCTACCTCAATTTTTTCAATTATAACAAAACTTTCCTCGCCCCAGCACAATTCGTCACCGTCCTCTAAACCGTTAGCTAGGGCAAAAAGCATTGCGCGTTTTTTAATCAATTCGCGCTGCTCACTGGTTGGATTTTCCCACATCGTTCTAATTGTCTTTTTTGTAACGTCAGATCCCCGAATTCTAAGTAAATGCGCGATTGCGAGAATCACTTCGTCGCTGCTCTGAAGTTCGTCCGCTAATGGTTTAAAATTTTCTTTGTTCATTTTATATCTCCTCGTTTGTTGTTTAACTATAATCAGTATAACAGATCTAGACAGAAAATATATAGGTAGTTTCCCTATATTGCGTGAGATATCTGTGCATAACTTTGTGGATTGTGTAGATAAAGGACAATGTCTCAGTCTCAAGGGATTGTCTAATTGTTGACACCTGATTAATTGTGCGTTATAACAGAATAATGGTTAAGGATGAATCAAATTAGACAAAAAGAGCACATTAAAAAAATGAAGGGAGCGCATCTTGAGTTTGCGCGAGCGTACGTTGCCAACGGTTGCGACAATCCCAAACAATCCGCAATTACTGCCGGATTTGCTATCAGCACAGCGTCACAGCAAGCGTCAAAGTTGTTGCGGCGTGCAGACGTGCAATCGTACATCAACACGCATAAAACAAAAATGCAACAAAAGTTTGAAATCACGGCTGAGCAGAAATTACGCAAGCTGTGGGAGTTTGTCGAAGTTGGCGACGAAAAAACGTCCGATAAAATAACCGCAATCGTGGTTATGAACCGGATGCAGGGGCACGATGCGCCGCCAAAAGTGGCGGTTGATCCGGACGGGCGACCAGTTACAGCTGTAGTATTTATGCCCGATAACGGGCGCTTGCAAATTGGGCTAACGAACGTACAAGTTAATGTGGAGATATAGATTGAGGGCAGTAGCAGACAACGTAGCAGTAGAGATTTTAGATTCTGAGACAGTTAGCACGGGCGGAATTATATTGCCCGGCAAAAACGGCCGTACCCAAAAATTAGTGGCGCGAGTTATTAGCGCGGGTGAAAATGTTACGCATTTGATTAATGTTGGCGAGTACGTGATAATACGAATTGCCAGCGGTACGGCGTTTCGAGACGACACAACAGAGTATCGCAGGTTACCGTACAAAGATATTGAATTTGTTACAGACGACCTAGAGCAGGCGCGTAAATTCAGGCAGATATAATATGAGTTGGTTGAGTTGGTTTGGGAAAAAAAATAAATGCTTTATTGCTGGCTGTAAATACGAGGCAACTACACAGCTCAGTTTTGATTACGATCATTTCGTGGATTGTTGCGCACATCACGTTTCTACACTCAAACATTTGTTTGACAAAAACAGAAAAGGAAAATGTGCTTTTATTGGTTGCAATAATGAGTATCGATATATTTACACGTTTATTAACAAATCCACGTACGAGAGCACAGTGTGTTGCGAGAATCATAATGAATTTCTAACAAACCTTATTGCTAATAAAAACGAGTTAATATTATTATTGCAGCAGCAATTAACTGCTGCACGAGACGATAAAATAAATCAAATTGCGCCGGAAAATTTTTAATGGCTCACATAATCTGGTGCTTAGACCCGACGTGCAGCAGCAACGCTAAAGAAGGATTGAAACATTTTCATCTTGTTTGTGCGGTTGCATTTATCAGCGCATCGGTTGACAGAGAGGGCGGTATCTCAACGTGCAATCTTGTTGTGGTGAGCGCGCAAGGCAGAAAAAATTTTAAGCTGTCAACAAAGATTTTGACAGCGAACGATAAAACGTTAAATACTTATCTAATCAAAATATTGATTAAACATAAATTAATAAATGTGGTGGCGAGCTCTAAAAAGCAGGCAGCAGCTAATGAATGATATAGCTGATTATAATATGAGAAGGCCAAATAAAAAAATAACATTTGACGACGACTGGTGCGGTCGTGATAAAAAATGTTGGTGCGATAGTTATAGCCAAAAATTAAATAGAATACATTTTAAATTTAATAAGCAAGAGTATATTGCATTTTTATTTGGCGATATACTAAAACATGAAAATAATATCAGGGTGTTTAAAGTGCCGATAGATTTTACAAAAAAAGATGCTGAATCTTTTGACATTGAAATGAATACTGTAAACCAGCACTCGCTGCTGGCAAATATTCCACTTTTGCCCAGCGTAAAGAAATTGATTATTAATTACATGAAAGTCAAGGATGACACATGCAGCTCTCAGACACAGCAAAAATATTCCGACCCCAGCCCGGAAAGCAAACCGAATTTTTAGCCAGTCAATGTGATTTAACGTTGTATGGCGGTGCGGCAGGTGGTGGAAAAACGTACGCTATTTTATTAGAGGCGTTACGTTACCACAAAAACCCGTTAGCCCGCGTAACAATTTTCAGACGCAAAATGGTTGATTTAAAAAACCAAGGCGGGTTGTGGGATGAATCGAAAAAAATATTCCCACACTTTGGCGCAATTGCAAACAATGCAGATTTTCGCTGGAAATTTCCAAGCGGCGCCGAAGTTGAATTTGCGCATTTAAATCACGAAGATGACAAACGCAATTATGACGGCGCACAAATTCCAATTATTTTGTTTGATGAGTTAACACATTTCACTGAAACGCAATTCTGGTATTTATTCTCCCGCTCTCGAAGCGATTCCGGTATCCGTCCCTATATTCGCGCAACCTGTAACCCAGAACCAAACTGGGTTCTTGATATGATCGAATGGTATGTTGACGACGCTGGCTACGCTAGAGCTGATAGAGCCTGTACTGTGCGTTATTTTATCCGCCAGAACGACCGGCTTGTCTGGGGTGACACACCAAATAATCTATCCGTGCGCACAGGCTGCGATATAAGCGATATTAAAAGTTTTCAGTTTATCCCTGCCTCGCTAGAGGATAACAAAATATTAATGGAAAAATCAGGCAAAGAATACGTTGGAAGTCTGAAGGTTGCGGGTGAAGTCGAGAGTAAACGATTGCTTGAGGGTAATTGGCGAGTTAAAAAAGAAGGTAAGATATTTAAGATGGAATGGTTCCAAATTTATACACGATTGCCCATTGATATCGATTACAAAATTATGACTGTCGACACGGCGCAAAAAGAAAAAGAATCAAACGATTATTCAGTTATGCAAGTGTGGGGCAGATGGAACAAAAAGATTTATTTGATTGACCAATTACGCGGCAAGTATAACTACCCAGATTTGAAACTTATGTTTGTATCTTTTTTAAGCAAGCACCGCAATGGATTGCATCAAATATTTATTGAGGATAAAGTAAGCGGTACAGCATTGATACAGGATTTGCAGCGTGAGTCACCGGTGCCTATACTTTCCGTGCAACGCAACAAAGACAAATATACCCGTGCTTATGATTGCCAAAATTACGTATCATCGGGATTTGTATTTCTTAATCCATTGACTGATTATTACACAGATTTTATTTCCGAATTGATTTCGTTTAGTGCAGATGGCTTGCATGGCCACGACGACCAGGCCGATTGTATGTTTGATGCAATTGAGAAATTATTGATAAACCCATCAAAACCCATTGACAGGTCAAATAATAGCCAGTACAGTAACTTGATGTCGATTATTGTTTAAGCAACATGGAGTAGTTATGAGCAAAAAAACAGACACTAAAGCCGCTATTGAGCAAAAACCTACCGAAGTTAAAGAAATTCCAGACGATGCTAACCGTCAAAGCATTATTGATACGCTCAACGACTTGGGCGCTGAACCAGATGTTTCAAAATCTACATTTGATTTAACAATGGACTTGCAATCGCATGTTAAAACAATGCGCAAAAGTATTGTTACTCAAGAAGTAGACAGGTCAAAAGTATGGTTAAAATCTATTAAGACGCAAACTAATTTAACCGATGAAGATTTTTTACTGCGCTTGCATAGTATGGGTGTTGCGGATATTTATCTATCCGAACATGCTGCTGGCGATAGACGCTTTTACGTGTTTAATGATATTGATGCTACTTTAACCAAAGAACAAGTTGAGTCTCGTGTACGTTTTAGCGGTATTAATCCGCTAGCAACAAAAGAAATATTTCGACGGGTATTCAAACGACCCGAGCACATGAAGCGCGCAAGAAATAGCCGATAAAATTTTTTAATTGCATGGACGCAATTGCATGGACGCAAAAGACGTTTTAAAGTTACACGATTTTTATAAATCGCGTTATGAAAAAAACAATCAACGAGCAAAAAGCTGCATTGATTTCTCAACCGACAATCAACAATGGGATGCCGGCGCGGCTATGTCTCGCCAAAATAAAAATAAAGAAACGCTAACGTTTAACAATATTAAAAAATATCTAAATCGTATTAAGTCTCAAAATTCCCAGTTAGATTTTCAGACCAACGTTTACCAAAAAGATGCATCCGCCAACCAAGCCGAATATAAATCTTTAGATTTACTCATCAAGCATTGGTTTACAAATGATAATATTTCGGAAAAATTTAATTCGTCGTTTAATAAATGCATTGATTACGGCTATGCAGTAGCAGAGGTTAATTACCACCGCGAAGATTATTTGACGATGAATTTAGAGCCAAACATTATTATCTATGATGACCCAAGCGAGGCGTTTTTTGATTTAAAAGCTACGCTTAAAAGCCGTATTGATGGCAATTTTTGCGGGCGTTGCCGCGAACTTGATGAAAAAGATTTGTTGCATGTGTACCCTGAGTTTGCTGCTAGTAATGGATTAAAAAAATCAGGTAACAAACTGATTGATTTTTGGCAGCGCGAAGAAGAAAAATGCTGGTATGTTAAAATGAAAACGCGGCAATGGTTGCGTCAAGATTTGCTAAACGATACAGATTACTTGCAAAACGTTGAACGTGACGTATTAGGTAAAATAATGCGCAAACGTGGCACTAAGTATTGTATATATTATTACCGATACTTAAATGAAATAACGGTTATTGATAGAGCACCTTACCCGACCGAAGACTTGCCGCTTGTATATCATTCAGGATTAACAGAATGGACAAAAGACGGGTTTAAAACATACCCTTACGCATTTTATCTAAAAGACGCGCAAAAATTATTAAACTTAGCCAAGTCTCAGATTGCTACCAATTTAAAAAATTCAACAGGAACAAAATATTTTTTTGGTCCAAATCACGTTACGCAAGACCATAACATTGAGCAGTTCCGCGATATCAACAAATATGAAGGCGCAATTCCGGTAGGCGATGACCCCAACAAAATGCTGGTTATCCAGCCGACAGAATTACCTGCAACACAAATTAGCGCGGCGCAAATGGCGCTACAAGATATCGAATCAATTGCCGGTTCTATGTCGGACGTGCAAATGTCTGATGCGGTAGTTACAAGCAGCGTCGCTATCAAAGAAATTACAAATAATATACAAATGATTAACGTCGGATTGGTTGGTGAGCACGTGCGCTTTATTGATTCAATATGCCATTTAATTGTACAGATGACACCAGAAATTGTCACAGAACAACGGGATTTCTTTGTTAAAAATGAAGACGAGAAAGTTGAGAAAATTTCAATTAACGTAATGACTGAGACTGGTTTAATTATAAACAATATTAAAAATTTGCGTAATGGGTTTATGTACGAAGTCAAAGTTGGCGCATCAACCACAATGCAAAAGCAAGATACTAAAAAAGATTTGATTGGTATTTATTCAATTAGCCCTCAATTGCTTCAAAGTACGGCTGATATATTTTTTAAAAATTCGGATTATCCAGATGCAATTCAATTGGCTCGCCGCGCCCAAGCTATGATTGACCCTAATCTGATCAAGGTAGGCAACGGCGAAATGACTCAAGAAGAATTCCATCAAATGAAAACACAAGCGCCGCCACCACAACCGCCTGTTAATCCAGCCGAAATGATGGTCGCACAAGCAGAACAAGCCAAAGCACAAGCGGCTACGCAAAATGCACAAACTAATCAAGCCAAAGCACAGGCACAAATACAACAGCAGCAGAACGATCAACAACTTAACCAAGTGAAAGTGTCCCATGAAATTGGTGCAAAAGATACACAGAATCAATTGGAAGCAACCCGCGTAGACTTAGAGGCTACCCAAAAGATGATAGATGCTGCAAGACTGAGTGGTGAGAATAGCGATGCAAATTCCGTCGAATAAAGGAACATTGCCAAATTGGAATAAGCAAACGGACTCGCCACAACTTTTTAATATGTGGATTGACCGCGAGGGAATGCTAAACTATACGCCGTCGCTGCAAGCAATCATAGCGCTTGTTACAACGCGCGCGATTTGGGAAACCCCTTATGACAACGGCTCGTTTATTGTAGTGACTAATAACGAAATTTATCGCGTTAAAACAAACGGCAGTAAAACATTAATCAAAGAAATTCTTAATAGCAACGAACCGGTTGAAATTACTGAAAATTCACAAAACCAAGTAACCATTGTAGATGGCAATAGCGCCTATGTTTTAAGTCAACGATTACCAACAACAGACGCGAACTATTTTGTAATTCTCGGGGAAAGTCAGGGCTTTGCTTTGACTAACCCTGGTTCGTGCGTAATTATAAACAGTTTTACGGCTATATTAGACGTTGATAGTGGGATATGGCAATTAAGCTCGGCTAACAATGCGTTGCTGTACGACCCAATTTCACAAGTTCAAATCGACCCACAATTAGAGTTCCCGTTAGCGCTTCGTAATATAAACAATAATTTGTTTATATTTGGCACAGCAGGCATTGAACGTTGGGAACCCACGCTTAACGTAAATATTTATTTATTCCCGCTTCAAAAAGACATGAACTTTAAAATCAATTTTGGGGCAATTTCTCAACAATGTATTGTGTCTAATATTAATACAATTTACTTTTTAAGCAGTCGCTACACACCCATGCAGCTAGATTCCAAAGGTTACATTGAATTACCCATGCCGGATAAATCCGAAGAAGAAAATGGTATCGCGAAAACATTTAGTGAATACCTCGATGTTGCTAAAGTTAAAGGCTCATTTTATACGTTTAGAGGCAATTACTTTTATCAACTAACATTTTCAACGAGTCAAATTTCGTGGGTGTATTGTGTGAATTCTGGCACGTTTGCCAATGTTGATGATTACATTATTGGATCGTGTTTTACCAGTGAAATTGTAATTACCGCTAATGGTGTGTATTCGTTATCGACCATTCCAGCCTCAAAAAAACGTTCATGGAAAAGTGAAGTTATTGAAATGTACAAAGGCACTGAGCCTTATCGAAATACATTATCAGCCGCTGAAGCTAGGATGGCGCAAGGCGCAAGTGAATCCTCATATCCTGAAAACGATATATTAGAATATATGGCGCTTTCTATTTCAACAGACCGAAAAACATTTGGCAACAGCGTACGCATACCCCTTGGAACATCGGGGCAGTTTAATGCCAGAACAATTTGGCGGCTAAACATTACGGGTCAGTACATAACGTTTTTAATTGAATATTTTGGTGATTATCCGCTAACAATTGAATCATTTCATGCAACGATAAAATAAGGAGTATTTAATATGATGGAAGAAGAACCACCTATGGACAGTAAGCTAGCACCACAACTTATGGGAATGCCAGAACCCGAAGAAATGCCAGAACCCGAAGAAAATGAAAAAATTACCAATGCCGTTCAAAAACGCCTTGCGCAAGCTACTAAAAATCATCAAAAAAAATTGAATGAGGCATTAACACCACTCCAGCAAGAAAACGAACAGCTCAAAGCAAAATTGCAAGAGTTAATGCCGCAACAAGATGAGCAAATGGTGCCTATCTCTGAAGTTCCAAAATTGCACAAGCAGTTGCAAGATATGCATCAACAAGAACAAAGCACAAATAAGATTGTTACTCGGGTACACACGGCAGCCGAACAAGATGATGAACTAAAAAATTTAGTTGAAACAAAAGGAAAAATGCTCGATCCTGCTTTAAGCTTTCTAGGAAAATACCAAGACGATATTCCAAACATTGTTGCGGTTACAAAACAATTACTAAAAGACCCGCTAACCTTTAAAATATTTATGGCATCCCCTAATGAATTTGAAGGCGCAAAATTTCTTAAAGAATTATCCGATAAAATGGACGGCAGAACGGATTCAAAATCATTTAAAAAATATGAACCAGTTCCGCAAATAAACGGCTCGTCAGCAAGTGATGATTTATCAGAGTATGTGGACAAATACAAAGGCAAACGCAAATAAGGAACAATCATGTCAAAATCTAAAAAAGGTATGGGATTTAAAGCAGCCGTTGAGTCGGTCAAAGAAAGCGGAAAATCTGA